ACTATTTTTAAAAGATATAGAAAAGGAATTAAAATTATGAGTATAAATTTCACCGATTGGGTTATTGAAGAACAACAAAAACAAATTAATTTGAGGGTTGATACATACCTAAAAAAGAACCCGAACATAACACCTGAACAGGCAGAGGAATATATTAGAGATAAAATAGAGCGAGAAAATTATGCTAGATAAAAATGATAGCGTTATGATATCAAAAAAACCTACTCATATTTTATTCGGTATTAAATTGAAACTAGAAAAAATCCCGAACCCGAATGAGATTGAAGCCCGAACATTAAGAACTATTAATGATGAAATTAACACCCGAACAAAGGATGGAATATTATGAGCATAACCCATAACCCGAAATTTATAGAGTATTGCAGAACCTACAAGAGAAAATTCAAGTTGTTAAATTGGTATGAAACGGCTGAATTTTTATTAACTCGTAATATCAAAAAAGGAGAAGAATAATGAAAAGTGAACAATCGATAAAAGATGAATTATTATATACAATCAAAGATATTCGTAAAGATTTTGATAATTGGACTTGGGAACAAAGAAATTTTCACGTTGGTTATGCTTGTGCGTTAGCCGAGACACTAGGAAGATATTCTTTATGCGACCTTTTAAACGATAAAGTGGAGGAAAAAAAATAATGACTAAAGAATTATGCGTAGACTGTAACGAAGATTGTAACTGGGGTAGTGGCAAATTTGTTAACCGCTACCCCGCAGACAGAATTAATAATAAAGGTGAGTGGATTGGCGACGGCTATCGTTGTGGTTGGTGTGCTAGTAGAGTTGATGAAGAATTAACTGAATTAATGGGAGAAGAATAATGGCTAAAGAAAAATTAACAATGGAAGAACTACTAGACAGGCTAGACGCAGAGTTTTATGACGTAGATTTAACAACGCATGACAGTCCTACAAAAGGAACAGTAGCAGTAGTACATTTTTATGAGAATAAACTTGATGAAGAGGAAGAATAAATAATTAACTTGGTTGGGTGCTAGCCGTGAGAGTCGGTGGTGGAATCCTTAATAAAGGGGAACACTCATTAAATTTTTCCCAAAGATATCTAACAAAGCCAAGTTAAACATATAGGAGAAGAATAATGACATATTATATAAAAACTGATGATGAAAAATATTTAATTGAATTAGATATTAAAGGTAAAAATATTTTAATAAGTAAATTAGATTGTATTCAAAATGAAGATTATCCTACATATTCTGGAATATTTGAATCTGAATTAGATGAAGCACAAAATTATGAAGGTTATACCTTAAAAGACCTTTATGATGAAAACCAAATTTTATTAGAAACAATAGCTAATTTACAAACTCAAATTGAAGATATAAGAGGAAAAGAATAATGGAATGTTTAGATTGTAATAATCAAGGTTGGATTTTGTCTACTGACGAAGACTTTAATAATGAAATACAAAAGTGTGATAACTGTGATGTTTTTAAATCTGATAAAGAAGCACAAAATATTTCTTTTTTTTCTTCGATGTCAGCCGTCAATTTTGAAGATTATTTAAAAACAAACAATAAATAGGAGAAGAATGATGAAGATTACATTAGAAAAAATAAGAAATATTGCACACGATATTAAATCAGACGATTCGTGGGTAAACGATAGTCATGGTGAGTCAGAATATAGAGGAATTATATCAGGTCTTAACATGTTGATAAGGCATTTAGAAGAAACTACTGAGTATGGAGAAGAATAATGACAATACAGGAATTAATTGATGAGTTGGAATATTCAATAAAAGAATTAGGGTTTAATCCTGAAGCATTAATTTTAATAGATATTATAGAAAATGTTGATGGATTAACAGAGCAAACTTCAGAAGTATTAGTTGATAATGATAGCGTTTGCAAAGATTTACTTTCTATTAATGCTTACATAGAGGGGGAAGTATAATGGATATACTGTTAAATGAAAATTATTGGGATTGTGAATGTGTTTCAAATTTCATTCATACTAAGAAAAAAATAGAGTGTAACAGGTGTAAAGCCTTGGCAGATGAACAACCCGATAGCCGTCAAAATGAAATTGATTTAATACTTGGATATTAGTTGCAATAGATTTGAAAAGGTATAAAAAGAAGTTAATTTTAATCTCTTTTTTTTATTGGAAAATCACGATGCCATACATAATAAATGTATCAATTGCTATCATCTGGATTGAGTGTCTCGCCCGAATCATCTGATTTTAAGCCCGAACCCGACTCAGTACCCGACTCAGTTATATCCTCAAATGCCTCTGGTGGTAACACTATGGTATTTTTAGATGCCTCTTCCGAGAGCCTAGACAATTCAGCCCGAATCTCATCCTCACTCATAGCATCAATAGTACCTGTTCTAACTTCTGATTTAGATACAAGTAATCCCGCCGCCTTGAGCCTCAGCTCCTCAGCCTTGAGGGCCGCGGTCCAGGATCCATCTTCCATGGCCCGATCCCGAATGTACTTTAAATCCCGAAAGCTTCTATCCAGGGTTACTTTATACCTATGTGATATCTCTTTACGTCTATCTTCAATACATGCCACCACATGAGGCTTACGCAGAAGCTGATGCCCTGACAAAGATGGATACTTGTACCCGGCAAGCCGGGCCGACTCCGTCTGCGACAGGTCGTCCGTTCCACAAAACAAATCGACAAACTTCTTTTGCATCTCATTCAACTTACTTTGAGCAGACTCCGGATCCGTAATAAGTAAATCTAAATTAGCCTTGTTAGTTTTTGCAGTCATACTCTGTCTCCACTTTTATTTACTTTATAAGTAGGGGGCGTTTATGCGCCCCTCTCTATATATAATATACATGAACCATGAACGAACTTCAAAAAAAATATTATCTTTGTTTTTCAGTAGCTTAATGCATGTAAACGGTTCATGACTTCCTTCTATGAACTATGAACGAAATAAAATTGTTTTCCCTTCTATTTCAGTACCTTAAAAGGACGTTTCGTTCATGGAGACACTTCGTTCATACATATGAATCATGTTTCATGAACCATTTTAACCTTAAACTAAACACTTATCATTTATTTATTTACTTGACGTAAACTAAATAATTTATTATTTTGACTTATTGGTTTACATATAGGAGTCTACATTAGAAAGACTTCCTGGTCAATAAGAGAGATCAGAGTATGCCTAAAAAGGGAGAATATAATGGACGAACAAACTAAGTTTATGATGGTACTGTGGTTGGTACTTATCGGATTTATATCAATAGAACTAATAATAATATTAACAATATAGGGAGACGCACTATGCCGGCAAAAACAGTAATATTAAAAGAAGGTTATATAGAAGACCTTATGAATAACTATGACGACTCTACTGCATTATATCAGTTAGCAAAAAAATCTAAAGTATCAATTAATACATTAAAGACAATGAATAGAGGCGGTAGTATTTCTGTAAATTCTACTAAGAAAATTGCAGACTACTTTGGTATCCAGGAGCGTTTTATAGAAAATTCTATCTTATCAGAAGAGGAAGCTGAAGAGTTTTTAAAGGCTCCACAATTTTTAAAGAAAAGTAATATTCCTAAAATAATGAAACAAGATCATATGTTTTGTTCTTTATCTTCTGATGAGATGTGGCAACAACAACAAGATATACTAAAAAAAGAAATGGGAGATGATGAATATCAAAACATGATTGACCATGACGAAGCTTTAGCTGACGCAGGCTATCAAGATTATCAACAACAAGATTGTGGGAGAATAGAAAATGTTACAGAATAAAATAAAAGAGAGGTCATTAAAATGTTTTGGTTAAATACTTTAATAATATTAGTTAGCCACGTGCCGGCTGCGCCGACCCCGTTGCCGGAGCCATGCCCTTCCTACATGATAGGAACAAATTATGACATGGACGGTAATCTTAAAGTTATACAAGTAGAAGAGATGTGGTGTGCTGGAAGAGATACTGAAACAAGCGAGTGAGATAGATCCGGCAGTTGCCCTGGAGTCAGCGCATCATAGCTTTCAATGGTTTATAATTAAATTTACGTTTTGGTTCTTTACCATACTTATAAGTCTTATTGTTTATTTAGAATACAAAGAGAGGAAAAAAAATGTCTAAAAAACTAATACAAGGAAAATTAAAAAAATCTAAAACTAAAAATATGTCACACACCGGGGGCAATAGTAGGCCGTTGGAGAACGTGTATTTCGATACAGACAACAAGACGTGGTACAAAAGTTTAGAGAAACATAATGCCTAACAGAACAGTTGAAGCATCAGACAATGAAGTCCTTGTGACGATCACAAAAGACTATCTGTTAGTTACTATCAAAGGACAATCATATCGTCGCCCAGTGAGTACATATCAACTCCTGGGCCTTAATGTTGCAACAGCCAAGGCTCTTTCTGAGAGAATAAGGGAAGATGGCTAGCAATAAAAAAACATTAAAGTCAATATAGTTTTTATAGAAAAAGAAGGACAGGTTATGAAGGTATTAAGTAAAATACACACAGAATTAGAGAGTATGGGGTACATTGAGGACATCGTTGAGGAAGGTTTTCAGTGGACAAAGGAGGTAGAGAAGGTAAGGGTAAAGCTGAAAGTAGCAAGCGAGGGGATGGTTAAGAAAGGACATTTTTTTCACTCCATCCCCGTTACCATTTTTATAGCTGATGACAAAGGCCAAGAAGTTGAGTTTAATTTTGATAACTTAGATACAGCTTTGAAGATATCGTCAGCAGTTTTTAGATCCTTCGAATCATTCAAGAATCCCATGATCTCTTAGGAGGTTTATATGAGGAAGGCTCTTTTCGAGTAATACCCATTACCGTGCAATAGGACTAAACATTGTGGCCGCCTTGGTTACCTTGTTTTTCTATATGTCCTTAGAACATGATGTGAGTCTTCTTAGTAAAGACTATTCTTTGTGCTGTGGTACCAAGAAGAAGCGTTCTATTGAATTAACTAAGGAGGAAGAATATGGACTGGAGTTTTTTTAAATTTTATATGATGACAATGGGATTATCAATAGGGATATTATTTTTTATTAGTTTATATACTACATATTGACGAACACCTCGTTACATACTACATATAGTACTAGTGGACGAAGGACTCTTAAATATACTTATTTGTCTCCCAATTTTTAAGTATTAAAACCTAACCCACGATTGCAGCCACATCGACCCCTACGCACTTTATGTAGGGGTCACTTTTTCTAAACATTTTTTCCAACTCAGCTCAAACATATTGTCTTCGTTAAAATAATTAAGTTTAAAGTGTTTTGTTTTAGACATACCTTTTTTGGGTATAACATTAAAGACTGCCTTTCTTATGTCAGATGCTACAAAGCACACTACATCAGCATCTTTGCGCCCCAGGCCGCGCTTCGCGCTTCCTGTTGACGTGCTAAACGTATAGCGTTTATTATTATTATTTTTTTTATACCGGGAAGGGTAAGCACTCTTAACCTGGATCCTTAATGCCATAGAATTAATATTAACAATAAGATCACAACCAGGCGCGTCGATAAGTGATGTAGGATAACCAAGAGTTTCTAACTCTAATGCTACAAATAACTCACCAACGCGACCTCGTTGTCGCTGGTTCCGTATTTTACTTATTAACGGCACGCATAAAGCTAACCGCGTTTGGTCTGTAAGTCTACTTTACGTCGTCTGCAAATTCGTGAGGTATGTCTCTTCCTTTGTTATAGAACTCAGTTCTGTATGCTTCCATACGTTTAGCTAATTCAGGAACAGTTAGATTTTCTCTACCAGGTTCTGCAAAACGATCCCAAGCATCAAATGTTTTCTGTAATAAATCTTCATACTCTTTATTCGTCATTTAGTTCTCCATGTGTTCAGTTGGGCCATCCGGTTCGTGCGTGATACCTTCTGGTCCTGTTGTTATAATAATAGGAGTTTTTTCTCCTATCCACGCACCTAAGACATTAAATGATATATACTCCATTGCTTCTTCTTCATCGACATCGTTAGCATCCATGAATACTTCAATCATTTTATCTAGACTGTAGACAATAATGTCATCTTGTCCGCATCGTTCTCCAATGCCTATTATGGCTTCATTAAAGCCGTCCCATTTTAACATACTTATCTCCTATGCTCCTGGTTCAAATTCACCGTCGCCTGAAGCAAATGGTCCATCAGGAACATCTAGCCACACGCGGGATTTTAATCCTGGAGCTGATGCTTTGACTATTCTTTTTCTATCTATTAACATCTGAACCATTCTTTCCAGGTGGTTGATTCCTTTCTCTTGTAATACGTCGCTTAGACGCTCCTTATGATGACCTATGCCATTAGCTTTGCCTGTTTGGGTGAAAGGTTTACCCTCCATAGCAGCGTTCTTAATACAGTACGCAAGATCGTCAAGTTCAAAATCTGTTCCACGTTTAGATAAAAGAACGTCGTCAGTTCGTCCTTCTAGCAATCCATTATGCGAATTACGCACAAAGGTTCGTATCTCTCTGTTAGCGGGTCCATTACTCTTAACAACAGCACCATTAACAATACGGTTACGTTTATATTCAATGTCTAATGTTTTACATAAATATTTCATTTCGCCTTCTGGTGGAACCCAGAGAGCCATAGCAAATCTTAAACCATCAACGATGGCAGACGTACCTCTAATTAAATTACGCGCATGCTCCGGAGTTACAACAGGATTTTTTATGTCGATTTTTGTCATGTGATGTACAAGAAGCCACGTAGCGTTGGTTTCCGTCGCTAAGGCTGCAAAGTAGCCCGTCACAAACGCACCCGCCGCGGGGTCGCTGTTTATATCCGCATAAACAAAGCTTGCGAGTGGATCTATTACTACAAGTGCAAGGTTTTTTATTTTCTTTATCTGCGAGCAAATCTCTTCCCATTGTTCTGTTATAGCCGGTCCATCCCTGGTGGTAGTAACAATTGGCTTAACACCACCGTAGTTTGGAAAAGGCAACACCTTTAAATCATGTTCTGACTTAGTAAATCTTTTACCTTGATGATCTATTAAGTCAATACGCCTATGTATTTCATCAGCCTCATCTTCTGCTGTTAAGATAACACAAGAGCCATTTTGCAGTAAAGTGGCATCAAAAGCTCTGTCATAGCCCTGCTCACCATAAGCTAATTTTAATCCTAGGTCGAGAGTTAACATTCCTTTGCCGGTGTCGCCAGAAGCAGCAATGATTCCGGCAACACCACGGGGCAGTGTTTCATCCAGAAGGTATTCATACTGAGGTGCCTTACCTTTTTTATAGCGTGAAACTGATAGACTATCGTCTAAAAGATTGATAATCTTAACATCAGAATCTTTCTTATAAAGGTAAGCATCAATATCGAACCCTTCAGTTAGAGCATCAGCAGAATCCCAGCCTTTTGGTTTTCCATTTACAGGTTTAAGTACGCGAACACTTTTGCAAATAGTTACCAAATGAGATGCCGCCGCTGTTCCATACTTCAAACCAGACTCGTCATTGTCTGGCCATATGATAACACTGCGCCCTTCTAAGGGTGACCAATCGGTCTTGGATACAGGGGCATTTGATCCAGCCATAGCTGTAGTAGCTGTAATACCAACTTCCCTAAGAGAATCCGCACACTTTTCTCCCTCAACTAATATAATATTAGTATCTAGATCACATTTATCAATGTTCTCTTGATTATAGAGGGGTCTAACTTGTGGAAATTTTTTCTCTCCAGATGGAAGCACAGGATAAAATGTCTTGTCTCCTCCCTTAAACTCTTTACGAACAACGGTACATAAAACTTCGTTGCCCTTATCTTTGTATACATATTGAATTGTACTAAGCACCTCGCGCGCCGCCTTCGCGACGCTTGGCGTATTCATTGGGGTGTTCTTTAGTGGCACCCTGATGCTCATAAAATCTGATATTTCCTCCACGGCTTCGCCGAAGGAACAACCATGTTGATGTTGCCAAAGATCAATAAAATCTCCAAACATACGTGAGCCATTAAACTCTCCACCAACACCTGGTGTTTCTCTGTTAAGGCTAAAAGAACATGAGTCTCCAAAGGATCCATCTAGATCTCCGCAAACAAACTCAGAACCTCTTACGCGTCCCTGGGGTAATAGGTGCTGTAATATATGAGATAGTCTTGGAAAGCATTCGTCTTTAAATCTTGAAAGATCAAAGTCTTTTCTTTCCTTCATAAAATTTACAGTGTTAAAATTAACGGTCATGTTCTGTCTCCCAACAGTGGCTTTGAAAATCACAGAACCTACATAAATAATGATCAGGTTCGTGTGCTATTCTTGGCAACCTTTCTTTTGCTTCTACAGCTTTAATGACTAAAACAGCTTTGTCAATACACCTTTGTGCTAACTCAGAATCAAAAGGAACTAATTCATGATACAACTCTTGTGTGTTTTTATTTACAACAGAAAACACAGCAGGATTATCCATTAAATTCATATAATACTGATAGACAGCAATCTGAGAACTGTATGTTACATTATGTTGTGCAACGCCCTTTGATTTAAAAGCTTTAAAGTTTCTATCGTTAGCGCTTTTACATTCCCATAATGCAGGGTAACCCATGTCCACTTGGCCATGCATAATAATGCCATCGACATGCCCTTTAATGTTTCCATTGGCTGCTTCAAAAGCAAACTGTTTGCCTCTTCGATCTCTGGTCTTTACTCCAAAGCCACCGTTCTTTAACCATAGTATAAGCATGTCTTCATAAGTGTGGCCGGCTTGAAATATTCTTAACGTATCACCTGTTAAGGGTTTTTGTTTGTCTCTTGTCGTACCCTCAAGATGGTATTGTAACTTTCGAGTACAGGGAGTTCCTATATTAGATCCCCCTATATATCCTCTTACAGGTTGCTTTCTTTCTTCTGATTCTAACGCATCGTTTATATGCCGGTTAAATCTTTCTGATACATCCCCGGTATTCGGTACTGGATTAAAGTTCCACATTTTTACCTCCTAAAATGGAATGTCGTCATCATATTCTGGTTCACTTGGCTTGGTGTTAGGAGGTTCCTTCGCCGGTGTTTCATATTTTTTAGTGAACCATTCATCTAGTTTTGGTTTATTAAACTGCGAGAAGGCTGCACCTTCATGCGACTTATAAATCATATGAAAATTATATATAATATTATAAAACTCATCTTTTGTAAGTTGATTAAAATTTTTAGACCATCCTATGGTATCTAAGAATGAGGCTATTTCTTTCATTGAATTGTCAATGGTTAAGGGTATATGGCCCATATCCGTTGGCGCCCCTTCGGGGCTTCTATCCTTCCAGTCGTGCATGTTTATTTTATCCTTCTGTAAACATAAGGCACTACAGAACCACACCATTGTTTTTTTATATGTATCAGTTTTACCGTAACAGTGAAAACCAACACTTAAACATGTGTGACAACTTCTATAACCCTTACTTGTGGTATTAATTTCTTTTAAGAAAGTCGCCAAGTTATTTTGACGACTCTCTTTTTTAAAAAAATTAAATTGCGACATCTTCGGCTTCTCTTCTCAGTATTTGTCCTACATACTGTGGAGAAACCTCAAGCTCTCTTGCTATGTTCGCGTTCCTTAGTCCATCATTTTTCAAAGAAATAATTTTCTCTGGAAGATCGCTGTGTTTTTTGCGACCTCTAGCTTCATTAAATAACCTAGAATTAGACTCTAGGTCACTTAATAAAACATTATGGACCTCGGTAAGTTCGCGAATAGCTTTACCTATTTTAGTGAGATCATTTTTTTTCATAATATACCTTACTTATTGATTCAACCAATCAGGACGATCGGAAGTAACAGGTTGAGCTACAGGCGCCGCCGGCGCAACCGGTGCTGGCGCAACCGGAGCAACCGGAACGACAGGTGCAACTCTATCTGTATCAGGTGAAAAAGCTGGTGTAGCAACTGGAGCTATAGGAGCCAAAGGAGCAACAGGCGGTACGGGTGCAGCAGGTGCCGCAGGTGCATTAGGAATTAATCCAAATACAGCCGCATGCTTATAATACTCATCACCATTTTTAGCAGTTAAAGCATAACTTAATTTATTGCTATCATCCCAAGAATCGTTACTGCCATCATTCTTCTTATTGCCTTTCTGTACTTTTACAGCACCTACAAATTGTATACCATGTAGAAAGCCCCAGTCTTTGTGCGCTGACATATCACGTTTGGCCATTGCTTCTGGAGAATCATCATTTGGATTAATACCAAGAGCTGATTCAATAATAGAGCGAAGAAATTTCATTGTAATATTTCGCGCCGGGTTTTCAAGATTAGGGGTTGAGACAGTAAAGTTGTCAAAAAATCTCCTACCTTTATGCTCGCCGTTTAACAATTCAAAGTTCAACACCAGATACTGAGTCTGGCCATCTCTTTTTGATAAATTAAGATAAGGTACACCAGGAACTATTCTTTCAGGTTTATCACCATCAGATGGATCTACAAGATGTATTTTCATAGCACCCATTGTTTTATCTGGAATAAGATCTATCTTCTTTTTTTCTCCGAATTTATCTTGTTCTGCGTCGTTAAAATTCATAACCATTGTTGTCTCCTTTATATTTTTTTCTGTGTTATTTTGTTTAATAAATTACCTAGATGTGGTTCTTCAACTTGACTAAGAAGACCAGACCTATCCTTACATGGATAATCCCAAGGGTTATCTGTATGGCACACAAACATTCTTTGTTTGCTGGTTGGCTGTTCTGGATCGAGATTATTGACAGGCTTCCAAACGTAGCTAATCATTTCATCTACAATACCAGGTATAGCTAACTTAGCTCCAGAACCATCCATTTGAATGGAATAAGATTGTTTTTGCGTAACATCATCTTTATGTGAATCAAGTAGCCCAACAAAAATAACATTTTTATTTTTTACATGTTGTAGATGTGTTGCCCATTGAATCATTTCTGTTTTAAGTTTGCCATATATTTTAAGTGTATTGGGCGTACCACCTTTTGTTTCTGCATCAGGTTGTTGCTCACACCAAGAAAAACATAATCTTGATGCTACACTTATGGAATCGACAAATAAATTGTCATATGTATTGTTAATGTCTTTAAGATTTGGAAATCTTTTTAAGGCATTGTTGTAGTGTGTTTGACCATACGACAAATTCTCACTAACAATAGATACGTTAGGTCCCCCTAACAACACGGCAATGTCTTTACAGTCTTGCCATGTTTCGGTTTCAAGCGTCACGCCTTTAAAGTTACGAACAGATAAGTCACCTGCTTCGATATTAACGAAGAGGGTTTTTTCCTGATCTAGAGTTAAAAGTTGTGATGTCTTGCCAATACCAGACTCGCCAAGTAACATTACTTTGGCTCCAAAATCTGATCCTAGCCTTTCTTCGGCTGATATTATCTTCATTATTTTTCTCCCATTGAAAATTTTAATTTATATGTAGGGCTACTAGGCACTACGGTTCTTGCTTTCTGTAATAGTTTTTTAATTTCAGGGGGAGCGGACTTAAATTTAGTCTCGCTCACCGTCCATTTAACTTGAGCATAATGATTAGCGGATTCTTTTCCGTAATCTTTTGCTATAGAGTCAAGACCGTTAATTAACTTCTCTTGATCCCATGTTATCTTTGGAGCGATGGATGCTTCAACTTTGCATCCTTCTGATATGTCGAAGGTTCTAGTACCTGTATCTACTCCGTCCGATTGCAGCCTTGCAAATAGTCGTTGCCCTAGAGATTTATCTAAGACACCCCTGATCTTTTGGCCTTGTTTAGTGATAACTTGTTTCAAGTGAGTACATTGATCCAAGGCATCGAGGGCCTCATTCTGTGTCATGCTAGAAATGTCGAGGTCACTAGCCTCTATTATATTTAGTTTTTTCATTCTTTATCCTATTATCTATGTTTCTAAAAAGTGGGCATTCTTAATCCCAAGACTTGTATGCCACATGTAAACTGAAACAACAAGTAAAAAGATAATTATTTTTAAATTATATTGTAAACCTAGATAATATCGTTATAGTGTAACAACTTATGGAGATTATAATGGCGATAAAAAAAGATAAAAACTATTCAACAGCTAGAATTTATATTGAAGATTTAGCACGTTTAAGATTAATAGCTAAACACACAGGCAAAACTCAAATCAGTACTTTACATGATCTTGTTAAAGAAAAATGGAATGATGATTTTATAGAAGATGATACAGTAACATCTGTTAGTGGCATTGAATCTGTAATGCCCCAGCCTAACCTTCGTTAACTTAAATAGCTACCGGAGGACCTACAAAGTCTGTATCGCCATATTGCGATGGCCCGTGATCATAGGCAGCATCTTCACGACTAAGAAGACCTATATCAATTAAGGCCATTTCTTCAGCAGCTGATAAGTACTGTCTTGGATCATAACTAATATTAAATTGAGGTAATACACCATCGCTACCACCGTAGCCTTTTGCTGACCCAGTTAAAGCCTCAATTGCATAATCTTCTATTCCTAATTTAGAAAATTTTTGTTCTAAAGCTTCACCGGATGGCGCTGCACCAACAGCATCACTTAAATTAACTGTTGTTTCACCATTCGCTACAGCTTTCTGTGCGGCTAAAGTTAAGTTCTTTGTTAAATCTGATACAATTTTTTCACCAGATCCTGTTTCATACTTATATGTAAGTACTTGTCCTTCAAGGCCGTCAATACGATTTAAATCACCTTCATCAGGATTATAAGTAAGTCTATCCATGTAAGTAGAATCTTCTTCTTGATTACCAATACTTACATACATCTCATCCCTATTACCAAGACCCACCTCAATATCACCTTCAAAAGTTACGCCATACGTTTCTGCTATCTCATTAGCAATAGGTGTCATGGCTGTTGCGATAGTGTCGGCTGTTTCGGTATTTCGATCGTTTTGTTTGTCACCACCCATACCATAAGAAATAACTTTTCCGCTTCCTAAATCTAAATTAGCAATACCTGTTTCATTAGAAGGTTCTTGTTTTCCTTCTATTAATCCTGCTACAACAGCTGCCGCAGCTAAATAAGGATTAGCCGCTGCTCCTGGAAAGAATAAACCTCCTGCTCCGGCCAGAGTTCCTAAACCAGAACTAAACGATGGATCATCTATAAAGTCTGCTAAATTCAGAGCGCCACTTATACCGCTTATTACTTGGCCAGGGCTTACTCCAATACCTAAAGCATCTTTGTTTCCCATAAATTGACCAAGTTGAGTAAACATATTTCCTGCGCCATCTGTAATAATTTCGCCCCCGCTTCCGTCAACATAAAACCCTCCAGTAGCTGCTTGTCCGCTAGCATATGCATCTGGATCAATTCCGCCAAAAAATGAATTAGCTGAACCAGCAGAACTAAATAGTTTTTCTCCTGTGCCAGGATTTAATATAGAAACTAAATTACCCGCATTTGAACCAGCTGAAGCTGCATTAACTAATCCAGATAAACCAGATGATGTTGTTGAAACAAAGTTACCTGCACTATTTATAGTTCCATATTGACCGCTTGTTTCGTCAAAAACTAAATTATCATCGGTTGTAAGAATGTCATCGCCTGAAGTTCTAGTCATAAGTTCTTCTGTGGGGTTGTCTATAATTTTAACTTTTCCTGTTCCTCCACCTACTATAGCTTCATATTCTTGTAAACTAATGTTTCCTAAAGCAAGACTATCAATAATATCAAGAGCATCAATAGCTTCAAAACCAGCGTCTCTTAGTTCTTGTAGTTTTTCTACTTTACCTGATCCAGAAACATCTTCATCTACTGTTACCTTGTTATTGCCATCAGTAAATACATTACCTCCACTAATAAGATTGTCTAAATTACTAAAGTCTGATGCACCAATAACATCGCCATTCGCATCAGTAACAAACCCTTCGTCTGGATCTAGATTATCATATAAATCTTCTTCAAATTTTGTTTCAATATTATCTTCAATTAGACCTTCTTCAAATCTATTACCTCCGGAATCTATTGCATCAGTAAGCGTATCGTTAAACTGATTTTGCAAATCTATTTGATTGGCATCTATTATATCTTGATTGTCATTTCTAATTTTACGGTCTTTTATTTTATCAAAAATAGTTTC